ATCGGCAATAAGCTCGGTGCCATGACTGCGGCGCATATACCTGCTGAAAAGCAAGCGTACGACACATTCTTAACACGCTGGAAGAAATTCGAACTTCGTGCACAGAAAATTGACCATTGACACCATCCTTTTTCAAAAATAGGATCAGGTATGTAATCTGCCCAATCAAAAGCTCGATAATTCTCAGCTATCCTGTCCATTTGGTCGCGAAATACGTTTCCTGACTCGGATGTGAATTTTACCCTTCTTGTCGTCTTCAAAGATCTACGTTTTTGCAACTTGCGATGCAACATTTCTCTCTCTGAACGATATTCTTGGGCAATTTCATCTGCCAATTCCTGCTCATAACGCAATCCCTCAATTTCTTGTGGGGTCATGGCAGGTACTTCCACAGTGGTAATATTCTCCACAACAGGTTGACAAAATTCTTTCTCCGTCAATGTCGGAGTGCACGTTTTACACCATTCCGGATACAATCCATGGTCGCATAATGTGCGAGAAAATGTTTCTTCTGATGTATTAACCACAGACTTCTGAATTTCACAATGCTGAGGAATGACTTCTGCAAACAATTGCATTACCAAACCAAAATCAACATTAGTCAATTCTCGTCCGTGGAATACCACTGGGCGTTCGACTGGGATCTGGGCCTTGCCCACATCACCATTTTGTGCTCCCACAAATTCAATGACATCAAAAAGCCAAGCATCAGGTGTGAAATTACCTAATGCAGCTTCTTTGGCTAATTCTTTACCATTAATCATTGTGGTCCCGTCTTTCTTGAACTCATCCCTAACTCGTGCTTTGATATGATATTGAAATCGTCTCAATACGGAAAGGGGTTCTTGCGAATAATATCTTGCCCACGACGCCCACACATTGGTGGTTGCGCAGACTACTCGCGGTTCAAGTGGAATTTTACCTTTCAAATCGGCCTCTGCCATAATTGCAGTTCTACGAATATTATTCACAAAATTAATTATGTTAACCGTAGGATTTACATCTACTGTCTTTGGATTAGCGTTAGCCAAATCGTCCAACAAAACTGCCTGAATGTGAGACTTGTAATCTGAATGGTATTTATCCATTTCATTCAAGGTGCATATCATACGAGGATCTACCACGAATTCCTTCTTCCCTTCAAATCTAGCCATACTTTGCAATGAGAAAGTCATTAGATTATTTACAATAGAACTTTTAGCAATACTCGAAGTTCCATGTACTAGGAAGGAGAATGGAGCTGGTCTCAAACCACCGGAAGTCCGGCGAATTTCAAAGTTGGCTCTCATGGTTAACAACGTTTGATAACGTTTTTGCACATACGGCCTCTCACCCTTGGGTACAGCTTCCAGTAAACGGTTACATGCCTCTGTCAGATTAGCTAAACGCAGATCAAAATCTCTCTCATCAAGAAATGGTGATTCCGCATAATTGCCAATTTCAACAAATTGGTAGCCCGCTACTAGTTGCGTGTAATCCTTTTCAAATTGCACTGCCGCCTCTTCGGTTAAAAATAGGGGCATCACAGATCTCTCTTGAAAACAACGATATCCTCTTTCGCAGAAAAACGAAGCGGATTCCATTATAACCTCCAGAAGATCGACAATAGTTTTGCGTCCTTTCAAAGCATTGACACGGAATAAATCCATACCTTGTACTGAATAGGACAATTCTTTTGTCTCTGAAATAAATCCAAGGGCAAGCAGCATCGCAACCAAGTCATACAGTTTTTTAATAACTGCACTATTTTTGAGTGCGGATGGCAAACCGACACATTGCTTCATTCCCTCAATTAAATCCGTGAAACCGGATTCGGAATGAAATTGTGATTCAAGTTCTGTATCCCCAAAATCATCCAACATTAAATCTGCTTTTAGATTGGCCGTCTCGTGGGAAACTAATCCCATATTAAGGTCAAAATATTCTAGGATACCTGAAGAATCAAGTGATCCAAAGCAGTGTTGTAAAAATTGTTTATACAATGAAGAATCATTTTTACATTGTGTCTTGATGGCTAATAACAAAATAGAAACAAATTGCGTCACATTCTTTGCATCTTTCAACGCGAGGAACGTTAACACTAATGTCTCGATCATGTCAAAGCCTTTATCCCATTTTTCATCCAATGCTGAAGATTGAAAACTCTGAAAGCGTTCTGCAAAGGAAGTCGAAGCGCCACGAATGGCTGCCGCGAGTCCCGATTCAGATTTCATAAACAAAGGTTTCTTCTTCAATTTGCGAATCTTGGTTTTGAGTTCAAGTGGAAGATGAGCGTTTTTCACACTCTTCTTAAGCCTTTCTATGCGCTTGGAATTGATTCTTTTGCGCAATTTTTCTCTTCGAAACTCTTTTTCACGCGTCAATTGAATTGTTGCATGAGAGTTTTCCGAGATAAACTCAAAAATGGAATAAGTTTGTTCCGCGTAAACAATGTCGAAGAAATTAGAATCAAAATACATCAATTCAATTTCTTGCATCGTCGGCGAAACGTGATCCCTTACGAGATCGGTGGTGTAGCTACTGATACTACTCATATTAAAAAGGGTGTGGACGAATCCACGGGTAGTTGAATATGTTCTCACCAACAAAGAGAGCAAGCTAACACTTGCACGGTCCATTACAGATACCGAAGCTCCTAGAGCCCGATTAAGGGATAGAAGGGTTCTCTTGATCGCTGCGAAAGCAATCGCGAGGAGCGGAGTGAATACCGCATGCGAGGGATTAGCCCACATCTTAAAAATATTTACTTTTATGGTACTAGTCTTGAACTAAACATCAACCAAAGGTGGAATACGTCACCTGAATAAACTTGCGTTCGGGTAGTGTATTTAACTTCACGCACACAATGCGCTAGATATATAGGATAAGATTCTCATTTATTTATCATTGTGAGAAAATGC